GAAGGAGCACGAACTATGTATGCACTTCAGAAAATGGGCGAAAAAGCAGCGGGGATGTCGTAATGGGAACCGAAACTTATGATGAAAGTAAACCTCATGTTTTACCATCTGCTTCGTATAGCTATAGTGATCCAGCGGTAGAACTTGCATCAAGGAATATGCTCGCGTCTTATTTTGGAACACCTGATCAAGGTGGCCTTATAGGACAACAAATACCGGTTCCTATTCAACAGGTAGCTGGTCTTTCACCATTAGAGATACAAGCTAGAAATATGTCACAAGGGCTTGGGGGTTTTGGAGGTCAACTTGCCGAAGCTCAAGGCTTGTATCGCCAAGCTGGGCAAGGATTTGACCCAGCAAGTGCTGGTCTTTTTGGTGATCCTCAAGCTCGATCTTTATATATGCAAAGCTTAGGTCAATATAGTCCTTACCAGGGCGAGCAGTTTATGGATCAAGAAGCCAGGGGCATGATGCGTGGTGCGGCTGGTGATATCGGACAAGCAGGAGCAGGTATTCCTGCAGAAGTACAAGAAGCTCAACTAGGCATGGCCGGTGCAGAAGGCATGATAAGGGGATCTGCTCTGAGTTCTGCAGAGCAAGCAGCAAGAGCACAGCAAATGGCACTTAGTGCGGGACGTAGAGCAGACATTGAATCTCAAACTGGCCAAAGAGGAATAAGAGATGCTTCTAGAAGTTTAGAAAATACTTTAGATAGAACTTTTGGTGAGACTGGCAGACAAGAAGAAGCAGCTTTAGCTGAGGCGCAAGGCTTGTCATCTGCGTTAGGTGGTATAGGTCAAGAAGCAGGTGCAGGTGCCGCAGCAGGAGAAACTGCTATTGGCAGAGCATCATCAGGCATTGGATCTCAAGTTGGAACAGCACAACAACGAGCTTTGGAAGCAACTGAAAGAGCCAGACGACAAACAGAATTTGCAGGGAGAGACTTAAGATCTGCTGGAGAGATGGGCAAATCTACAGCCCTGCAAGGGATAGCTGGTCTTGCTGGGACTGGAGGGCAATTTGATCCAAGTTCTATTGGTAAATTCATGGATCCATTTACACAGCAAGTTATTGATGCAGAACAGGAAGAGATTGCTCGACTTGGAGAGAAGCAAAGACAACAAGCAAAAGCTAAAGCTATTCAATCAGGTGCTTTTGGTGGATCTCGACAAGGTATTGAACAAGCCGAGATTGGTCGAAACGTACTTGAACAACAAGCTAGGACCGGTGCTCAATTAAGATCAAAAGGATATGAGCAAGCCGCGCAACAAGCGCAACAAGCTTTTGAGCAATCTAAAGGACGACAACAACAAGCTGCTCAGTTGACAGGATCATTAGGCCAAGCTGGTGCAGGAACTTCTTTGCAAGCTGCACAATCAGCAGCACAACTTGGATTAAGTGCAGAAGAAATGGCGCAATCTGGAGCATTCCAGGGTGGCCAACTTGGCGTTACAGGAAAGATGAATGAGGCACAACTAGCAGAACGTGCTGCTAATCTAGGGATAAGTACTGATCAATTACGCGGACAACTTGCACAGCAAGGGCAAGCAGCAACGATGGCTGGTCGGCAAATGGGGCAACAAGGTGGATTTCAAAGAGGTCAGATGGGAGTTCAAGGCTCTCTAAGCCAAGCTGATTTAGCATCACAAGCGGCTCAGATGGGGATTTCCACTCAACAACTTATGTCCCAACTGGGGCAACAAGCCTTTCAAACTGCTCAAGCTCAAGGGCAAGCAGGCATGCAAGCAGGTCAAAACATTGGCGCATTAGCTGGGCAGAGAGGCCAACTTGGAATACAAGGAGCGCAGGCTCAGATTGGTGCTGCCGGTCAACAGGCAGATATAGGCCAGGGCATGGGATCTCAATACGGTCAAGGTCAACAAATGGGCCTGGGCAGTTATGAAAACCAAATGGGTAGGATGCAAGGTGCGGCCGGGGGCTTGGGTGGATTAACGCAACAACAATATGGTACTGCTCTTGATGCTTATGGTGCAGGTACAGCTAATCAACGTGCAGCAGGTGCAGGTATTGCCGGTCTGGGTCAGCAAGGATACAACATGCTTACCGGACAAATTGGCACTATGGCAGGACTGGGTCAGCAAGGAAGAGGGATTCAAGATCGTGCATATGGTGCTCAGTACACTGCAGCAACTCAGATGGCAGATGAGCCATACATGAGATTACAACGTGGTCAGCAGATGCTTGGTGGATTAGCTGGGTACTTGCCGCAAATGCAAAGTGGTTATGGTGCACAACTTGGAAATGTTGGTGCAAATACGGGAGGTAGTAATTGGGCTAAAGCCGGTCAAGTACTTGGGGCTATTGGAAGTCTTTGGGGGTAACAGAGGATAATGACTCAACGTCAAAATAAAATTAATACGGTAATGAAAGAGTACAAGTCAGGTACTCTTAAGTCCGGTGGATCAGGAAAGAAAGTAACGAATCCAAAGCAGGCGATTGCTATTGCTTTGTCGGAGGCTAGAAATATGAACCAAGGTGGAATGATGTCTCATCCAGAGCTTTATGATCGGCCTATGTTTCAAACACCTGAACAACGTGCTGCAGGTGGAATCATGGGAGGTGTTGCACCTATTCGTAAGTATGCGGCAGGTGATTATGTGTCTGATGATTTCTTTGAAATGGATTACAGTGACGGAGTCCCTTGGCCCAAAAGGACTGAAGAAGATTCTGGCATGAATCTTCGGGATGTTACCGATTTCTTTTTTGACCCTTCTGATCCTTTAGATGTAGCAACTTTACCTTTAATTGCTTGGCCTCCTGCTTTACTTGCAGCAAGGCTTACAAAGATGGGAGTTAAGGCAAATAAAATTAGCGAACAATTGGCAAAGGTTGCAAAGGTTCAAGAAAAAGTACCCGCATTATTGGGAGGTGGCACAGGAAGAGCGGCTACTTGGGCGCAAACTGAAGTTGCTAAAGAAGCTCCCGGTCTTCCAGGAGAGATAGCCGATTTAGTGGCGCCACCAGCAATGGCGAATGAACCTGAAGAAGAAGTAGAAGTAGAAGAAGAATCTACACCCTGGTGGAAAACGCTAGGAGTTATGGGTACTGGTATAGCAGCACTACATCCAAAAACGAGACCGTTAGCAAAAGCGGCAGGGAAGTTTGCACTAGATAATAAGAAAAAAGGGATTGGGATAGCAGCCCTAACCGCATTACCTTTTGTTGGGGGAGATGATGAAGCAGGAGCTCCTCCTATTCCGCAGCAGGCAACTGGTCCTTTAGGTACACCATTACCTCAACCAACACTACCTGTTCCTTCTGAGGTAGCTCTTCCAGAACCGTCCGCAAGTGCAGTGGTTAATACTGCTCTTACTGAAGAGGCTGAAACTGGAGGAGATCCTTCCCCCGAAGAAGAAGAAGGATTCTTTGCAAATATTATGGACCGGTTAAGTGACCCTCGTGTTCAAGCCGGGCTTGCTAATGCTGCGAAGGACAAAGAGGGATGGACTAAGAGAAACTTCTTCTCTGATTTTAATGAAGGGGCCAGAGAATATGATGTTGAGCGAGCGCAGATAGCAAGTCTAGAAGGAGATGATTCAACTTTCATTACTAACTTTGAATACTTAAGAGATAAATTCCCAACAAAGGAAGAAGATGAAGAGTCGGGTAAGTCAGATGAAGAGATAATACAGTTGACTCTGTCATTAAATTCACGAGGATCTTCAACAGCTAAAGCCACTTTATTTAAGGCTATGAGAGCTAATATTAATAAAAATTCGGGTGTATCAGATGAAGATTTATGGACAAGAGCATCAAGGATGGTTGATGCAAATGGAGGTACTGGATTAAATTTAGATGAAAGCGGGAATATACTAGACTTAACTACAGAACAAGCAAATGCTTTAGGCGGGTCTTAATGAAGATAAGGTTGCCTGACGGGAGAGTTGTTAATATAAGAACAGATGACCCTGAACAGGCAAAGATTGCTGCGGCAAAGTATTACAATAAAACTCGCAGCGTAACGGCAGAAGATGTTGAGGCATCAGAAGTATCCAGTTTAGGTGACATAGGCAGGGGAATTGGTGCTGGTCTTGTTGGGACCATGCAAGGTCTTGCAACTCTACCCTGGGAAGTTTATGACGCAGTCGCTGATCCAGAAGAAAGTCGAGCAGAAAAGGTTAGACAGTTCTACGAAAAATTCAAACCCGTTACCTACACCGGCGCAGGCGAAGCTGCCAAGTTCATAACTCAATTTGCAGTTCCTGGAACAATTGCTGCCAAAATAGCTAAAGCAAGAAAGCTGGGGAAGATGGGGGAGTATGGCGCTCTTGCCGGTACAGACTTTGCTGTAGCTACTCAAGATGTAGAAACCCTTGGTGATTTTTTTGACGCAGGCCCAACATCTAGAACTCCAACCGAAGACCTTGACGGTGCTGAAAGAGCAGCAGCAGAGCTTGGCAACAGACTCAAAGTTGCAGGAGAAAGTGCTGCATTAATTCTAGGGATCCCTAAAGCTTTTAAATTCGGAGCTTGGGGTGTTGGCAAAACCATTTCAGCCGCTGGAGAAACAGGGTTAGGGAAAGGTCTTGCTGAAAAAAGTCTTGCACTGTTTGACGCAACGGCAGCTTCTCCTGTTGGAACTGCCATGACCAAGATTGGCCAGGATACTTCAGGTAACGCAAGAAAAATACTTAACAAATTTACTTTTAAAGGTGATCTGCCTGACAGTATGACTGCTCAAATAAAGGCTCAGAAAATTCATGAAATGAGCGCAGTTGATAATGAACTCAGAAGAAATATGGAAAGCATAGATAAGTCTTTAACTGATTTATCTAAAGCAGGGGTTCTCAACAGTGTTGATGATAGAACTGCACTTAACGCTCTTGATGATTATTTATTTGGTAGAGAGGCAACCACTCGGGTTAAAGGTGGGAAAACTTTAAGAGCATTGGATGAGAAAGTTAAAAATTTGTCCAAGGATAAAAAGTTTTTAAGGCCAGATAGGAGCCTTTTTGAAGCTTCAGAACTAGCGAGGAAACAAATAGATGGCCTATCTCAAAAGTTATCTTCAGATGGTGTCCTTGATCGAGCGACCCAAGAACAGTTGATTGAAACAGTTGGTGGAAATATGTACTTTTATGGCTCACGCCTATACCGTGCGTTAAGAGATCCGAAATACAAACCTTCTCCTGAACAAACCCAAGCAGCTATGCAAGAGCTTATTGACATGTCGGCTAAGACTAAGAACCCTCTGTCTGAGCAAGATGCTATGAATATTTTAAATGACATGATGTCACGGAAAGAGTTTTCTTCAGGTGGCATGAAACCGGAGATGCAATTTGAGAGAGAAACTTTAACAGGTATAGGTAATGGTATTCTTAAAGGGAGAAAGCTCGATAATTTCCCAGCTATAAGAGATTTTCTTGGGGAGTACAGTGGTAGCGAAAATATATTTGGAAGAATCCCTAATAAAGAAGGTAGTTATAAGATAAGACAACAAAGTTTTGGCGAACAAAAAGAAGGTCTTATGAATAAGGTCAAGGAGACTACTGAAGGTGTAGCCAAGATGATTACCAAGCACAATATGTTCCGGGATATTGATGCTTATAATACAAAGCTTGCACAGATAAACCCAGGCTCAGAATATATTGTTAATAAAATACCTTTAACTGCAACACCAGGATCTTATTCCATGCTGGGTGAGCTTGATAACAAAGGTCTGTTAACCGATGCATCCAAGTCAAAGTATGGGCCATTAGCCGGTAAGTATATTAAGACAGAGTATATAAATGGTCTTGATAATGCTTCAAATTTGGGAGGTTTATTAGGAGATAGTTTTGTTAGTAACTTATGGTCTACCTTCCTGATGACTAAAGGTTTATCTCAAATGGCTAAAACTGTATACAGTCCAGTAACACAAATCAGAAACGCAACTACCGCTGCTTTTTTTGCAATTCAATCAGGCAATGTAGGGAATGGGAAATCTCTTTTAGATTCTATGCAAACTGTTTTCAGTCAAATAGGTGACCAATATGTCCCAGTTAAAGGAGCAAGTAAACAAGTATTAAGGGGAGAGAGGAAGAGTATTGGGAATATGAGTGGCAGAAAAGGAGAGCCTTTAAAAAGCCAGGATCTTAGAGAAATTTATGATGAATACACTACCCTTGGAGTTGTTAATACAAATGTAAGGCAGGGTGAATTTGAAGCCCTTATGAAGGACGCTGTTGAAAATAGGATAGGAAGTAATGTATTCAAAGGTAACGCTTTAAAGTGGGCTGAAAAAGCGCAAAACAATTTTGCAACTAAAGTTTACCAGGGGTCAGATGATGTCTGGAAAATATATAACTATGAAATGGAATTGGGGAAGCTTAATAAAGTTATAGAAAAAAATCCTAATGCCATCATTCCTGTAACAGACTATAGGAACCTTCTTCAGTTTGGCTCCAATGTAAATGCTGCTGCTTTACCTGTAGATCAGTTACAAATATTTCTTAAAAGAGAAGCGGCATCGATTACCAAAGATCTTGTTCCTAATTATGTTCGTGTCCCAGAGATAATTAGACAGTTGAGAGTGCTTCCTTTGGGAAACTTTATTGCATTCCCTGCTGAAATCATCAGAACCAGTGGCAATACATTGCAACGAGCAATTAAAGAAGTTGCCAGTGAATCTCCTGAGATACGAGAGATTGGCATGAGAAGACTTGCTGGTATGGCTACTGTTAATTATGCTGGTGGTAGAGTTATCTCAAGCATAGGGCATACCCTTACCGGTTCTAGTGAAGATCAGACTGAAGCATATAAAAGATCATTCGCTCCTGAGTGGGAAAGAAACAGTCAACTTATCCCTGTTGCTACAGATAAGGATGGTAATGTCACTGAGTTTTATAATTACTCTTACACCAACCCATACGATTATTTAACACGACCCATTCGAGGAGTGTGGAATGCAGTAAATAATGGTGTTACAGAAGAGAAAGAACTTATGTCAATTGCTGGAAATGCTTTAGGAGAATCAGCAGGAGAATTCTTTAGCCCATTTTTGAGCGAACCTATGGTTCTCGAAAGGGCATTTGATCTAGTTAGAAACCAAACTAATACCGGAAGAAAAATATGGAACGAAGCAGATAATTTAGGGACTATAGGTGTGAAAGGTTTTAGTCATTTGGTTGATGCTATAGTGCCAACTGCATCTCCTTATGATCTTAGACGGCAGCAGTGGAAAGATTTTCCAAAAGCGATGGTATCTGCAACCGGTCTTACGGGTCCAGCGTTAAGCAATCAGGGAGTTAGACTTGATCCTGCTGGCGAATTTGCCGAAGCTATCTCTGGATTAAAGACTGTTCGTCCTGTTATGGAGCAACAACTCTATTACCGTGGCATAGAAGCAGCACAACAAATTCGTTCAGCAGGTAGAATCTTTAGCCAAGTGGCTAAGAAGCGCAACAAAGTAGAAGCACAAGCAATAACTGATGCTTATCTAACCACTAATGAACAACGGTTTAAGGAACTGAGATCTTTAAACATGGCAATTGAAGATGCTCGCACACTAGGTATGTCGGAGGGGCAAATAGCTAGAGTCCTAAAACGAGCAGGCGCACCTGATTATAAACGGGTAATGCATGGAACTTACTCTGTGGCTCCTCTATCAAAACAAATTATGAAAGAAGCTTACCGTGCTGATAGAAACAAAATATCCAATCCATATGACTTTGAAGGGATAGGAGAAGTTAAAAAAGAATTTATTAATAAACCGTTCAGGCCAGAGGCAAGAGCAGAAGCACAAGCGCAAGCAGCACCACCTCCGCTGGCTCAAGCACCTGCACCTGCACCAGGAGCAGTGCCACCACCTGCACCTCCACCTCAACCATTATTCAAACGTGGTGTACAGGCTTTACGCGATGTAGAATTAGATAAATTATTAGGCACTTAATTCTTTGGCACAACGACGAAGGAAGAAAGGGAATAAGTATTTTGCTCAGAAGGTAGAGTACGATGGTATTAAGTTTGATTCTAAACTTGAAGCCGCTCGATATAAAATCCTCAAGAACATGCAGGGAGATGGCCACATCAGTCATCTTGAAGTCCAGGTTCCGTATGAATGCATGGTTGAAGGCAAGAAGATCTGTAAATACATTGCTGACTTCAGGTACTGGTGTAAGGATCAGTATGTAGTAGAAGATACCAAGGGGATTGTAACCCAGGTATTCAGGCTAAAGAAAAAGCTAGTCGAAGCAACTCACCCTGGCGTCATAGTGCATATCATTAAAGACCCAAGAGAATGGCCACCTAGAACGGTGTCTGATCCTCATCCATCACATGAACACTTACAAACCTAGCATCGAATGAATCTCTAAAGCTATGAGTGCCTGTCATAATCCCAGCATCAAACTTAGCTTTAGATAATTCTCTGAGTTCAGGACTGCTAAAAGAATTAGCGTCAAGATTTTCCTTAGTGGAATTAAAGAACTTAACAATACCGGATTGGTAAGCTATTTTATCCTCAGTGCTTTGATCTGGCAGATGGTCCGCGGGTACAAGCACAGGCATCCATAGATGGTCCTGGCATCCGTTTTTCTGTTCATCCAGGGCTAAGTTCTTATTGTGTCGGAAACACCACCAGACGGCTCCATTTGACTCTGTGATGGCCTTAGAACTTGTGCAGTTCCTGCAATTCACAGAAGTGGGAAGTCTGTTTCCCAGATAAACTTCACGATAGACAGTGGTTTCGTTTTTAAGTCGCCAATCTCTTTCAGAAAGACCGTCAGGAATAGCATCACTAGTAATGATTCGGTCTGCTTTTTCTTGCGCCTGCTCCCAGATAGAAGGATTGTAATCAATGATCTCTGAATAGATTTCATTGTTATTCTTATTGACTACAACGATCAGTGTCTTGGTTACACCAAAGATTCCCATGTAAGAATGGATCTGCCATTGATACGTTTGGCTCCAGCCCTGGTAGTCTTGCAGCTTCACCAGTTCCTTGAAGCGTTTGTCATTTGCACTTTTCACTTCCAGGAGAAGTATAGTATCGGGGGATTCGGGTAATACTTTCCTGACAAATCCATCACAGGATCCGGCGAAGTGTCCACCAACAGCACTGGCTCGATACTGATTGCCATCGTCATCCAGGGCAGACACACCAATTACTTTGGTATCACTTATGTTATCAATGACCTGATCTTCGATTCGATTGCCTAAGTCAAACAACCTAAGCATTCGGCCCTCAAAGCTGGATGTAAGACACCAATTAAATTTAAGCCAAAGCTTTCGTTCATCAGTATCACCAATAATGCTGAACCCTAAATGACCGCGGTAATCTTTATTCTGTTCAGCAATAACTTCATCGATCTTCTTAAAAATTGACTCCGACAACATTCCAGTATTTTCCTTCTTTTTTTAAGTTAACTTCTTTGATGTTGCTGAAAATGCCTTCATTATTAATCAAGTCCACAGCATCATCTATATTTCTAGGAGGCACTTTCCCCATTTGCCCCCACCTTCTTTCTTTTGCCATGGAATCCCATTTTTCTCTCGCTATGTCACCAGCCTTACCATACATCCCAATCATGAGCGCGGTTGACTGTGGCCAATACACACCTTTGCAATTGAATTCCACGCTTAAATATTCATTGCCTTTCTTTGATGTTTTTTTCTTGGCAGTTACCGAAGCGACTTGTTCTGTCCGATAGATAGGTTGTTCGGAATCCGGGACTTCATCAGAAAGAACGTAGCCAGTGGCAGCTTCTGTTGTTTCGGCAGCTTCTTTCTCTTCTTGACCATCTCCTGGTAAAGCTAATTCCAGGGTTGGCTGCGGCTTTAAAGCATTGCACTCAATACATTGGTCATATGTATAATCATTTACGGCAAAACATTCATCGCAGATCCAGATCATGTCTTCTTCTTCATCAGCCGGACTTAATCGACTTGGCTTGGCAATATCAATGCATCCATGCCGCTGCATATTGCCGCCGTAATCCAGGAGCAAGCAATCTGTTTTATCTCCCCAGGTACGCATGCCTCTACCACAGATCTGGACATACAGACCCAGTGATTTGGTTGGCCGAAGAAGGGCTATGCAGTCGGTTCTGGGTGCATCCCATCCCTCTGTTAATACAGCAACATTGCAGAGCGCATTGATCTCCCCGTTCTCAAATTGATTTAGAATAATTTCTCTGTCAGAAGTGGGGGTTTCTCCTGTGATAAATCTTGCTTTAATGCCGGTAGATCTAAGCGCCATGCACATTTTTTGGGCATGCAAAATGCTGACGCAAAAAAAGACAGTGCTGGTTCTCCCCTTATAGAAAGCTTTCTCAAGCCAATCATCAATAATTGCCCTGATTGTGCTATCGACCATGGCTAAAATTTCCAGGTCCGACTCTCGATAGTCTCCGCCTTTAAACTTAAGCCTCGCTTTGCTGGCATCGATGATGGCTTCTTTAGCAACTGCAAAAGCAGAAAGCCTGCATAAATATTGCTGTTTAATAAGTTCAGGTATCGATACAGAGTGAGAGACCCCGCCAAAAAAATCAGCTTTAGTACCGTATATATATCCTTGCCCCATCCTGTATGGGGTAGCGGTAACGCCAATTACTTTAGGGGATCCAATCTCTTCAAAGTGATTTATGATTTTTCTATAGCGACTATTATGATCGAGGCTAACATGGTGGGCCTCATCAATAATGATGTAGTCTACGGGTAAAGACTTGTAAAGCCTGGTTTGTGATGCCAACGTATCTCGACTGGCAATGATGATAGAGGCAGTGCTGTTGAATTGTTTAAGATTGGCAGACAATATGCCGCATGGTGCATTTGGCCAAACATTTAAAATCTTTTCTTTCGCCTGACTTATTAATTCTTGACGATGCGCAATAATTAAGAATCTTTGTGATGGATCCTGCTTGTAAAGTGTCTTTATTAGGTGAGCAAATACAATTGTTTTCCCAGACCCAGTCGGTAACACTATGAGAGGGTGTGTGATTTTTGTCTTTAGCCAACCAAGAGTGTCATCTAAAGAACTTTGCTGATAGGTTCTGAGTTCCATTTAATGAACAGGTTCTTCTCGTTCACCTTCAGGCATATCAACAAGATTGAGTGTGACAGTGTTCTTAATCTCTTGAATTGAATCGTCAACAGTCCCTATGTCTGCATAAGTGTATGCATATATCAGAGCAAACGTACACATAACTTCAGTGATTGCTTCTAAGTTATAATTATATTTACGCAGATCTTGAATCCATACTTTTAATTCTTCAAATATTTGTGCCATCTCTTCATTGCTGAAATTAATGTGTATCTCTTCAATTCTATCATCCAAAAAATTTCTCCTTACTTTAGCTGGCCTTTCATGTGTAACCGTTGTTCTTCTTCAACCAACTCGTTTACGTCGCGCCATCGTGCGAGGAAATCAGTTATATCTTTCGGTTCCAAATGTTCTAATTGGATATCAGGATCTTCTACTCCATTCAATTCATTGATAGCATATTGCAATACATACCAGATTAATGATTCGTCATCTTCATTTAAGAATAATTCGCCATCAACATCGCCACCCCATACCCAGGTCATGCTGCTGTCATACTGCTTTTTTGTTTTATCGGGCCATTCCATGACAGATCATTCCTTTGTTGTATTTTGAACGTAACCCCAAGTATCTCTGTCAAAGGTTAATCCCAATAGCTCCGTCAGTTTCCATTTTAATTCTTCTAAATTCTTCACATCAGAGAGCCAGAGATCGTTTGTTTCCTGGGCGGTATCTATAGTTCGTTTTAATTTGTTTGCCGCTGCTATAAATTCATGAAACTCTTTTTTTGAAATCTCAATTTTTACATTTTCATTTTTAAAATGTTTGATCGTTGTCATCTTCCCCTCTCCTTTGCTTTAGATTTCTATGTGCCTCACGATGGGTTCAACATGATAGAAGCAGATGGTTCCATTGTTGTTTATCTGGACCTCCAACAAGTCACCATCCTTCCATTCATGGATATAGAAATCATTATTCAGGACAATTCGTTTATCAAACACTCCGTTATCGTCGCTTCTTGTTTCTACAGTCGCATGAAAAGTAGTCATTATTTGGTTCTCCAGACTCTATACCGGACACCCGTAGGTGTTTTGGTTTGTCTCTGTAGGGAAGTCTCCCCTCTTGCGTAAAACATCGCTCTAACAGCATTCACAGTTTTCACATCTGGAACCTCGATGCTATCTCCAACTTCCATCTGCTTAACCAGCTTCCCTATCTCACTGCGAGGGCCAGTTTTTGTGGGAGGAATCTTTATATTTTTTTCAATCTTCATAGCGTTATGTTGTCCATTGGCCGGTGACAGGTGGTGGTGGTGCTACCACTGGTGCAGGAACTGGAACTGGAACTGGTGCCGCAACTGGTGCAACCGGTGCTTGTGCCTGGGCCATGCTCTTTGCTTCCTTGAAAGAGGTAATCTGAGTCTTATCTGCGTACTCGCCAACACCTTCTTCAATCCTAGTTGTAACATTGAGCGGACGATTCATGGCTGAGTTTACCAGGGCAGCACCAAGAGGTTGGTTAACATCAATACCGGCAACTGAGATGAAGCTTTTCAATCTCGCCATTCCCACTGTAGAACTACCTGTCAAGGTAAAATTTTCCCAGATGCGTTGATTAACATGCGTGGGTCCAAGAACCTTGAATTCAAAATGAAGATAAGTATTACCTGCTGCAGATACCTCTTCCTTATAGCTCCAAGCTTCAACCGTGTATTCACCTGGTGGTAGTGCGGCATTGTCCATACCAGAATCTATTTCAACGCCTGACCAATCAACTTGATCTAATATTCCCATGGGGAACTCCTTATTTATTTGTTTTTGTTGATGGTACTGCTAATGCAGCTGTGTAATGTTGAGCAAAACTGTCCCAGCTTAAATCGATCTTAGCTGGTAGGTTCACTCGTGATTTGGCATCGTGTGCGGCAGCAAACTTTGTAAACAAAGATCGATTGCCCCAACTGATACCGCGTGTTTTGCCGCCTTCTTTGACCGTACTGGTCTCGTAATTAGCAAATAGATTAAAATCTACCCAGTCCTTAATTAATGCGTTCACAGTCTTTTGACAACGCATCTCCCAACGATCATAAGAATCATGACCAGGGTCATTGAAAGGGCGGATGTGTACATGGCTCAACAGAATGATGTTCATGTTCTTCTGCGTGTACAGATATGAAAGAGCCTCGATTAGCTTAACCCAGCATTCCCTGACAGCCGTAAACCCTTTTCCATAGCCTGGAGTTTCAATGCTTTCCCAATTATTTTTTTCACAGACCCGTGCTTCTGCCAGCAAACAAGCTGCATCAGTGGTATCTAATACGAGAGTGCGAAAGGTATGATCTTCAGTTGCCAAGGTAGTAATCTGAGCAATGATGTCATTCCATTGATCGGCCTTTGGAAACCTCGGCACATCCTTGATGTAGTTCAATCCATCTTCTGCCTGAATAAAGATGGGACTGGGCGCACCTGCACCAAAGGTGCTCTTGCCAATGCCGTCTGTTCCCTGAATATTCATTCTAACAGGACGGATCTCATTGTCCGGGACATCTTCTGGTTCTGTTTTTACTTGCGCTAATAATGTCATGCTGACTCCTTCTCTTTAATTGCTTTGATCCGAGGGTCCCCAAACTTCGTAGACATGGCGGCATGGATCTTGGGTATGATCGGATGCCCTGGATGGTCAAGGCAAAAAGACTTGAACTGCGTCAGGTTTACTTTGATTTCCAGTTTATGACTAACAAAGGGGATGTATTCCTTTTGCGTTTCTAACGCACCCTGCAAAAGACCCTGGTCCCATAGGTAGGACCGCTTGATCTCGAAGGTAACACCGTTGTCGGTGCGTTCCCCTCCCTGGTTTAGAATGGGCGCGATTGCGTCCCTTGCGGTTTTTGTCTCTAGTACTTCTCTTTCCAGCTTCTTTATCTTATGATCAATCTCCGTCCTTCTTTTTCTTTCAGCGACCAATACACTTACGATCTCATCGTATTCCATATCTCACTTCTCCTCTCCATTCATTCCTCACTTTGGCATAGCCACCAGCTAATTGCAACCCTTTTTATCTAGGTTGTTATCTTTTTTTATTTAGCGTAGGATAGAGGCAATAAAACCAGGAGGAGATCCAGTTGGATATTGTAATTGAAAAAGGCGTTAGTCTAGGGCCAAAAACCAGAGGCCCAGGGAAGTGGCAAAGGATCCTGCTTAAGCTTGATGTCGGTGATTCATTCACCATTAGTGAGGTAAACGATCCCAAGCTACAGCAACTTCGATCAATCAGGCAGGCAGCTAAGTCACTCAACATGGCTATTGAATCTGCTTTGGATGATGAACGAACGAGGCGCATTGAAAGAACAGGATAGCGCATGCATTTTTTCCAGGAAAATTTCAACGGAGAAAACATTACTCCTGGTGATAAAGGGGATTTTTTGCATGAGATGTGGGAGCACGGTCTTCATCTGATACCTTGTGGATCTCCCCTCGAAGTAGTCCCTAAATATTTTAGGACCCGACATCCTTTCGATACCGATGACGTACTAAAAGCTAAGTGGGCAAAAACGCCCAGGGTTAAGTGGACCCATTATCAAAAGATCCAGCCGAGTGAAAAAGAAATTAACCAGTGGCATGAACAATACCCTGATGCTAACTGGGCAGCAATCACCGGCATCAGCTTTGTTGTTGTCGATGCAGACAGCGATGAGGCCGTTACCTGGGTTGAGTCTGGTGCGATCACGCGTACACCACTGGTTCAGAAAACTCCCCGCGGCGGCACACATTTCTTTTACGCAACAGGTCATGATGATATCCGTAACTCTGTGGGCAAGAACAAGATTGATGTGCGTGGAGATGGTGGCTACGTCATGGTTGTGCCCAGTGGGGGGTATAGCCTGAAGTGTGAGCCAAACTATGGTGTTAGCTCTGTCAGTGACCTTCCCCTCCTGTCCAGTGTAGACCTGGAGCATATCCATGGCTTCAATGCTGTGGATCCCAACACCGGAGAAGTGGTCAGCATTCGCAACAAGCTCACCGAAGAACCCAAGGTTGAAGGCAACCGTAATGACACGCTGGCTAGACTGGTAGGCAAGTGGATCAAGGAAGGGTGGGGACTCAGAGAAGTTCTCATTAAATCCCAGGACTGGAATCAAACCTGCTTCCCGCCAATGGATATGGTAGAGGCTACCAGAACTGTGCTCTCTATTGCCCAAGGACACCTCAAGCGTAATCCAGACATGGCTGAGAGTGGTATCAATCAATGGCACACCTCGACATGGGAGACCGGGATCAGTGAGGATCTCAAAGAGATACAATCCCAGGAAGACCCTATTGATACCCCTGAAAAACCAGACGTTAGCCCCCTTGGTTTAGTCCCTTTCAACGCGCCTCAATGGCAAGAGATGGAAGACGACACCATCGAGCAGTACTGGGGTGATAAGTTTATTTTTGAAAACAGTCGAGTGCTCCTGCTTGGCAAGCCAAAGATCGGTAAGAGTAACTGGTTGGGTGGCTTCGCTTCAGGTGCAACTACCGGCACTGATTTCATGGGCCGACCTTTTAATAAGCCACTCAAAGTAATGTGGCTCCAGGCTGAGATCATCGCAGAATTCTTGAAGCAGCGAGTCGAGATGTACTACCAGAGATTCTCAACAAACGATGACCTCCGGCAGATCGGTTTCAGTAACCTTATTATATCTGGGCGGCTGCGTAAAAATTTAATGAAGGATGCAGACATCCAGGCTATCAGTGATGAGATTGCTTTTCATCAGCCAGACATCCTGATGATTGACCCCATTATTAATTTCTTCGACGGTGAAGAGAACAGCAACACAGAAATCAGGAAGCTCCTGGACCGGATCGATATGCTGATAGAGATGCACAAGTGCGCTGTCGTACTCGCACATCATACCGGTAAAGAGAGAGTCGATGACAGATCATTCCTGTCAGCACGAGGCGGCAGCGTGTTCGCCGGTTGGTTCGACAGTGGCATCAAACTGATGGGCGAAAAGCCTAATATTAATTTGTTCTATGAAGCGCGTAATGCAGCAGACCCACAAGAACACCTCGCGTTCTTTGATTTCGATGACGGCCTGTGGCAGGTGAGTGACTTTACTAAGATCCAGAAGAAGAGCGATGATGAAATCTCAGAAGATGAGGTTGGGATAGCCGGTATCGTTATGAAAGCAATGAAGGAAAACGAATTCTATAAGCGATCAGACCTGGAATTCCTAGCTAAGACCGCACTCAAGCAGCACAAAAAAGCGAATGGGAACCGCGCTTGTAAGAAAGCAGTTGGATATGTACAGAAACATTTGGGTCACATCGTGCATACCCATGCGGAACCGGGCATGGCAATGTGGCATTATCTGGGTAGCAGTACAGCAGCGAAACCTTGGGAGGTACAGAATGAGAAATGATTCATATTTTAATCTTACTTATAAGGCAGTAAACGGTGAAGTGGACATGGATTTTTTTATGAAATCCGACGAGGAGGAACAGGATGAATATTTTGATACCCGGCACAAGAACTGGATTAAACATCTTCAAAATGCAGGGTTTGAAGATCATCGGGATTACTTCAAATGGAGAAGGCAGATTATCTTTGAGCAAAGAGAGGCAGGGGAAAAATATAAAAGTATAGCTGAAGATCACAATATAAGTGTATCAAGAGCAGCACAAGTTTATCGACAAGGACGGGGTGGATAAAGAAAGTACTGCACCAGGCCCGAATAGGTAACCCAGTGCAGTACAAATACCCAAAGCAATTAAGGTATCGTTAGCAAATAAGGGGGTCTGCTAACAATTAGATAGTAACAAAGGATGGTTACATGAACAACCCATATTTAGTTGACGGTCCAACGTGCATCAGTTTCAGTGGTGGCAGAACATCTGCCTTCATGTTGTACAAGGTGCTCGAAGCTTATGACGGATACCTTCCTGAAGATTGTGTTGTTACCTTTGCGAACACAGGGAAAGAGATGCCGGAGACATTGGACTTTGTCCAGGCTTGCTCCGAGAACTGGGATGTCCCTATCGTCTGGCTTGAAAGAGAGATCAAAAGAAATACAGAAGAAAAGCCTATGTACCTGTACGAAACACGGGTTGTCGATCACGAAACCGCAGCAAGAAATGGTGAACCCTTTACTGCACTGATCAAAGCAAGAAGATATGCCCCGAACCCAGTCGCACGATTTTGTACCCAGGACCTGAAGATCAAAGCAATTGGCCAGTATCTACGCGAAGAACGAGGATTCCCAAACCCCTATGTGTGCTTGATCGGCATCAGAGGTGATGAGCAACGCCGAGCAGCCAAGATGCATGGCACTGTCGCAGAATTTCAGGAACGACACCTGCCGTTATGGCTTGACGGCATCACGAAAGAGGATATCTATGAGTTCTGGATCAATCAAAACTTCGATCTGCAACTACCCAACAACAACGGTACAACAGACTGGGGCAACTGTGATCTGTGCTTCCTCAAAGGACTGGGTAAGAAGTTGAGCATCATCGAGGCAAGACCGGACCTCGCTGACTGGTGGAGTGAACAGGAGCAGACATTGAGTAAGGCGGTTGGCAAAGGCGCATCGTTCAGAAGTGATCAACCCACCTATGCAGATATGAAGGTCATAGCATCAGACCAGGGAAGCTTGTTCGGATTCGGAGATGATGAGTCAATACCCTGTTTCTGTGGAGATTAGAAGATGATTCACTACCATGGCATTCCCATATCCGGCGCAGAAAAAAACCAGATGTCATTGTCTGGGAAGCATGCGTTTGTGTCGTTTGCTGGGGCGCAGCATACCGCCTTGGTTGCTGAGATATGTCAGTCATTCGCCATTGATAACGGTGCTTTTTCTGCATGGAATTCAGGCAAGGATTTTGATCTTCATGGGTTTGCTACTTTCGTCGAGACATGGCATAGACACCCAGCTTTTGACTGGTACATCTTGCCCGATGTTATTGGTGGTAACCACCTTGAGAATGAGGAGTTGAGAAACACATGGCGCAAGAAAGTTTCAGACGACATCTGGAACAAGGGTGTGCCAGTGTGGCATCTACATGAACCAATAGAAGTGTTAAAGGACATGATCAATATGAGTAGGTTGTACAACCAATTCCCCAGGGTAGCATTCGGATCAGGTGATTTTGCAGATGTCGGTACGCTTAAATGGTGGAACCGAATGGCTCAGGCAATGGAGGTGTGTTGCGATGACCAGGGTCGCCCGAAGGTTAAATTGCATGGCTTAAAAATGCTTGATCCAACCGTGTTCTCGCACCTGCCACTGTCATCAGCAGACTCAACAAACGTAGCTCGAAGCTGTGGCCTTGATAAAGCATGGGGTGGCCCGTATGCACCCGCTACCGTTTACGGTAGAGCCTTAGTGATGATGGAACGGATCGAGATGCATGCGTCAGCAGCACGATGGTCAAACACAAATGGTATTAATAGAAACCTGGAGTTATTCGGATGAGTGCAGATGCGTTGGTTGTTTTTTCAGGGGGACAGGATTCCACAACTTGCCTGTATTGGGCGAAAGAAAAATGGGATCATGTCGAGGCAATAACATTTAACTATGGGCAAAGGTCTTGTTGGTTGGAAGTTGAAGCAGCAAGTGACATAGCAGAGAATGCTTGTGTCACACATGAGATTGTCGATATTCCCGATTGCCTGGTCTCATCCAGTCCATTGACAAGCGACACCCAACTGGAAGCCTATGACTCATTCGAGGAGATGGAAGACACAATCGGGACACGCAGAGAGATGACGTTTGTGCCGATGCGCAATGCATTATTCTTGACACTCGCAGCGAATCGAGCAGAAGCTAAAGGCATCAGCAACATCGTAACCGGTGTCTGCCAGATGGATAATGCCAACTATGACGATTGCCGACATGTGTTTTTATATGCAACAGAACAGTATATCAATACAGCATTGGGACACGATCATCGAGGTACGCAATGGATCAGCATCCATGCACCCCTTTTGTACATGAGCAAAGCACAGAGCATCTACCTAGCACAATCAATACCAGGGGCGTTTGATGCATTAGGTAATTCTGTCAGCTGCTATGAAGGATTCTTCCCCCCTTGTGGAAAGTGTCACGCATGTGTATTAAGAGCAGAAGGATTTAAGCAAGCTGATGTACCCGATCCATTACTTCAGAATGTATAAGGTTAAGGAAATATTTTACACGCTCCAGGGCGAAGGGCATCACAGTGGTAGACCCGCTGTATTCTGCCGGTTCACTGGGTGCAATCTCTGGTCAGGGCAAGAGCGACACCGGAGCAGTTCAATCTGTCAGTTCTGCGATACCGATTTCATTGGTGGTGACACATTCAGCAGGGAAGAATTGGTAAACAAAATCAACAGCACATGGAAGGGGCAAGGCAATAAGTTTGTCGTGTTCACAGGGGGTGAACCGGCATTACAATTAGATGAGGCCCTGGTGGAGGAGGTTAAAGATCATGGATTCACAACGGCAGTTGAAACAAACGGGACACGGCAACTCCCAGATAACCTCGACTGGATTACGGTCAGCCCGAAAGCGTATACTCAACTGGTCATCACCCAGGGGAATGAGGTCAAGGTGGTCTACCCCCAAATCGGTATCAACCCACATGACTTTCAATCCCTAAACTTTGAGCATTATTATATTCAACCGATGGACGGTTTCATGCGCTTAAATAATACAAATAAAGCAATAGAGTATTGCCTGGGAAACACGCACTGGCAACTCAGTACTCAGGTACATAAACGTGTCGGGATCAGGTAGGGGCAAAAACACTTAGGAGCGGAAGTTAATGGATTTTCTAGGTAAAATAACGTAAGTTAGTGAACACTAACGTAGGGTCAATCGGGCTTTTTTCAAATTGACCCTACCCCCTGTGGATAAGTCAGTAAGTGCTTGATTTGCAAGGGAAAGATAGGTAGGGTCACATGGGTCACACTGACCCTACGTTGACCCTACTGACCCTACCTCGTAAGTCATTGATTTATAAGGGTGGGTCATAGGGTCACATGGGTCACTCTCTAAAGAGAGGGAGAGATATATTAAAATATCTCCCTATCGCTACGCTCTCTCTCGCTCTCTTGAGAAGGGAGGGAAAAATAAAAAAATGAAGGAGACAAAATTTTGAACAAGTTAAATGATGCAGCAGATTCACAAGACCTGGATCCTGTTTCCTTGCCTCCGAATAAGGATATCTTACGGAACCCTGAACAGTATAAACCGAAAAGGAAACAGATGAAGTTCACACCTAAACAGGAAAAGTTTATTCAGCTGTATGTGTATCACGATCTTACCAACGTCGAATGCGCCCATCGTGCAGGCTATGCCTTCCCCGCACCTGAAGCTACTAAAATGCTTAACGACCCAAGGTATGTCCATATACAAAACAAAATCTTAGAACTCAGAGAACTCGAACAGAAAAAATATGAGATCACTTTTGAGAAGGTCGCGCGTGACTTGCATAAGATTCGAGATGCCGCTATGGAAAACGGAACCTATGGCGCAGCAGTGCAAGCAGAACTCGGACGCGCAAAACTCGCTGGCCTCCTGGTAGATAAAAAAGAAATCAAACACGGCAGGATAGATCAGATGGATAGAGCAGAGGTCGAAGCCAGATTGCAAAAATTGCTAGAAAAAAATGAACTTGCGCCTATAACACCTCCTCGGATTGAAAGCACAGAGATCCTCCAGGAGGAGGATGAGGTTGACCCTTTGGATGATGTCACTTATGGGGAGGAAACGGCTGAGATCGAACGAGAGGGCCTTCAGATGGAGGATTATGAGGTCATCGAGGATGAGGATGAAGATGAGGGTGAAAATGAAAATCCCCCTCAAAAAGAGGGGGAGTAGATGCTCATCGAGAAAAAAGTTGCTCATTTATGGTGATGGAAATTATAACTTCTCCATCAGGCCAAGCAGCATATGCAGACTTGAGTTCCGATCTTAACTTTAACGCTTTGCTCAGTAGAAAATGTGGCTCAACAAGTCTATTGGACTTTGCATCAATCTTCGCTGCCGTATGGGATAACTGAACATCAAAATCCTTATCAAGAAGAACCGTCTGAGAAGGAATTGAGATGTTACTACCCGTGTAGTTTTCTTCAAACACCGTGAGCGTAATGTTACCGCTATGAATCTTTGTCAGAGTTTCACCAAGGAAATCAATTTTTTCCACCTGATCAGCTACTGTATTATTTAACTTGCTATTTTGCTTACGAAGTACCTCGCAAGATCCCTCTAACTTTTCAGCATGAACTTTTAATTCCTTCAGTTCTTTCTTCCTCTCATCTTCAAGATATTCAGTACGCTCATACTCCAAAGTTAAAGCTGCTACTCGTTTGGTTAACTCATCAATCACAGTCTGTTTCTTTTTGTATGTCATCTTATCTTCCTTGCTTTGAGTAATAGGGAACTTAACTCCCTGGAAGGAGGTCGGAAACCTCCCATGTGCTTGCGCGCTTTGTTTGTTAAACGGCGCTTCTCTCGTATCGCTTTGTTTAATCTGTACGCTAACCTTTGGTGTGCATACGAACAAAACTTCTTGTCGCGTGAACTGGCCATCTTCTTATCGCACCATTCACAACGGTACTTGCGGACTTTCCTAGATAAATGCATCGTGCTCGAGTTAGAACGTAAGCCACCGCGATTTTCTTTTTTACCAGGCTCACTCATGGTGGGTCCTCCATATCCACTCGTCGAAATTTAATATCACTAATTTCAAGCAACTCAATAACATTATCCTTCAACTCATATCCAAACCTAACGTGCAGGTCCTCAATTAAATCAGATAAATCTGCGTACTCTTCACCTTGAAATAATACTTTCATGACGGCCCCTCCATATCCAATTCTTCAAGTGCATCTTGGATCTTTTCATACCCAAATCTATCGTAAAGATCATCAATCAAAGCATATAGATCTGTGTACTCTCTAGAAAATGGAGGATACTCCATGTAAATATTCCGCAGTTCCGCTTGCTCAAAAATCCAATTAGGAAACCCAATCTTTTTAAGCTCATCGTATTCTTCTTGGCCAATATCAAGACTTTGCAGGTGTATTGTATATCTCATCGCGCCTCCTCTCCGTAATGGTTAATGTGATTCGCGTAAATTATTTCTCCGATTCGCTGCACAAGTTGAGGGACGACTGCGTTTCCAAGGGATCTAATTCTGTCCACCCGATTGGGAATCCCATCAACCACTCTGTCCACGCAGGGTTCAACTTGCCAGTTGGTCGGTGTGGGTTCTTGACCTTCGCACAAAGGTACGAGCGATTGTGCATGTGCGTATGACTCTTGCTCCCCACCGGTCCACAGTCCTTGTACTCGCTCGCCCGTGGTGTCGGCCATAACCGTATTGGATTGTCCGAAAGACTGTCCTTCACTGCCGATCCAATGTTCCACCCGTGATCTCCTGTCTTGTGAGATGGTGCAATCTCCTCGCCTCCAGTCATTTTCGTCGGCGTGGGCCACAATCCAGCATCTGTCTCTGCGATGTCTCGCTTCGACGGCACAAGCCGGTATAACAAACGATTGGACTTGGTAACCTTCGTTTTCCAGGTCAGCGCACACATCGTCGAGTGCCATGCCGATGAACCCAGAAACATTCTCACCAATGACCCAAGTTGGACACGACTCTTGGATGATTCGAAACATTTCAGACCAGAGATCACGGTCATCTTTATTTCCAAGTTGTCTGCCTGCCTGTGAGTAGGGTTGGCAAGGGAATCCTCCGCAAATAACATCAACTGATTTATATTGGCTTCCATCTAAACTCCTTATGTCTTCATGAATAGGTATGTCAGGCCAATGCTTGGCCAAGATCTGTCTACAGAATGCGTCCTTCTCACACATGGCAATGGTCTCCATCCCTGCCCACTCAAGGCCAAGAGAAAACCCACCAATACCAGAAAAAAGATCAAGAACTTTCATCGTCGGTCCCCATCCATTCATTGTAACCTCTGATGGTTTCAGGGTATGGGATCGGTGTGCTCCCCATATTTAAATGAATCCAAATCTCTCTCTCTACCTGATTGCGAAGACGATACAAAATTATTAAGTTACTAGGATTGATTTCCTTGTCACTCGCATCATCAAGGACCTGCCTTGCGTTTTGTAATGGTAATAACTCCATTTCTATTCCCCCTTATGCTTGGATGCAAAGGCATCAACTGCCTCGTGAAATGCCGTTAAGTCTTTACTTCTCTTTAAGCTTGGGAAGACTTCTACTTCAGATAACAAACCGTCTTCAACTACAGCATCCTGCAATTCATCAATGAAATATAAAATGCCCCATAGAACCGGCACCTCTTCAGCCGTATCAGCTAAAGTGCTTTTCTGTCGCTCAACCATAGCCCAGTTTGTCTCTGTCAGTGTCTTGCGTAGTGATCGCAAATCTAAATCTTTCATAACACCCCCTTAACTTTTTTTAATCCAGTAATACAACTGATCTTCTTCTGTCATCCCATTAAAAATCAAATGGTCAGCACCGTACTTCACTTTGACATAACGAAGGTTCTCTTCCGTTGGCTTCATCTTGACCTCGTAAACATCATCCGTGGATTTTTCTACTAAGATGATCTTGTTACGCATCAGTTGCTTTAATTCTTTCTTGGCTAGATGACGGTTTAAAAAATGACCGACGACAATATCAATGACACTATCGCTTACCTCATCAGGACCGAAAGTAAACTCATGCGTACTGATGGCATCTCCAGTATCAAATTCAGTAACAGTGAGTGATCGATTGGTTAACATGGCATACATCTCAGGGTCATCATCTTTCAAAGTCGCAAGACATGCCGTCTTTAACGACTTGTATGACTCAGCAAAACTCTCTTTTGATTGACCATGAAATGGATAGTGATTGTCGCACCCGCCGCGGCCATCGTTCTCAACTTTGCACACTCTCTTGCCGTCAAGTAAGACAGTGGCCTCATAACAATGGGTTTCGTGCGATGCAAATACTGCGTGTTTAATATTACGAAGCGTAACACTTGGTGAAGTGTCCATACCTAGTTCCTTGTTTGCTTTGGAACTCTGAGTGTAACATGGATTGCTTAGGCATGGCAACACTGAATAGTTTATTCAAGCCTTAGAAAAAGTGTGCCTTTAGCACCAAAAGTGTGGGGTTAATAGCACCCCCTCCCTCTTGCCCCCTGTTTACGGGGCTTTCGGGGCCGTTCAGAACTGAAGTGAACCGTGGTTTGAGTTGGTTCGGCGTGGTGTTTGTGCGTTAGGCGCGCGCTTGCGGGTTCTGGCTTATTTTTTTTGCGTTGTGTTGCGGACTTGCGACCTTGCGGCTTTATTACTTGTGTCCAGGCTGGGGTAGTGTGGGCCTCGCACCCACTCGGTGTCAGTTATACTGCAGTTTTGCTAGTCGGCTTTAACACACTAGAAAGTTCAGACTGTAATTATTACTTGCCTTTATATGCCTTTCCCTCACTTGAAACTACTAAAACTGGATCATCAGGACGCCACTCATCATCGTAGAAGTAACCTTGGTTAGGACAATTTTCTACTGCTAGGTCTTGCCATTTCCAATTTTTTCTTTCGGTTAGATTGGGTTGCAGGTGCGGCGTGTCACTGAAGTATAAATTTAATCCCTCATCTCTAGTAGACATGCCATTCATCTCTGCTAACAACTCATAGAAATCTTTGTCACCAAAACCACCATAACCTTCATAGTCATCCTCGTGCCATTGATTGCCTTTGTTGTCAGTCATGTAGACTGGAAGTGCGCCTTGCGCGGTGTATCTATTAGAAATACTTTTGTCTGTGTCTTGTGTTATAAAACTGTGAAATCCCATCGTACTCTCCCTTAGTCGCTTTGTGATATCGTCAAGCTAAAGCTTGATCCATTTAATTTTATGGGTGTGGCATCTACCCATGCCATAAGTGCTTCGCTACTTTCATACAATAAATCGCCATCTGTTAACTCGCCTTGCGAATTAAACAGGAAGGTGTAACCGTCTTCTGTTTTGTAGCCGATGATATTATCCATGTTTCATTCCCTTCAATGATTATGATAACTCACGTTTATTATAGCAGAATCCCAACAAGCGCGACAGTTTCCACACTCGCCATTCTGCAGTGGCGCCGGACATGTATGCGAGTTGAGTGGTATGGTTTTATCATGCACAGTTGAAGTGTGCGTGAATCTTTTTGGTGGAGGTCCGTCGATCATTGGCGCGGATACTCGCACCATTAGATTGCCTGGAATCTTGCCGGTATAGTTTGCGACTATTTGCGCTTCGCGTGTTGGTATCCAGTGCCTGGTAGCTGGTGTATTCCGTGCAACTTGCACAATTTTTGCGAAGTGGTCCGCGCTTTGTATGTCGCCGCTGTCATGCCATCGGAAGTACTTTGTCTTATTAATGGCCGCTGTCATACTCTCTACCCAGTCGGCGCGCTTGATTGATTCGAGTCGGCGCGATTGCGCTTGCTTAACTACCGGCATCACATACATACCGCGATCATATGCATAGCAGTGCTCACAAGTTGAGCCGGTAACCTTGCGCAGTTTCCCACCAACCTTGCAAGCTTGCGCAGGTAGTCCGTAACTTTTGCATGGCATTTTTGATGGATTAGATAGCCCGCCAACAT